GCAAAAGCCGAGTGGGACGAAAACTTTGTCAGGTGGGAAGGCATTTACAACGGGGATAAGGTTTTCGACAACCAAACCCTTACCGGACGCAACGCTGACCGGAAAATGAGGACCAATATCAACTTCCCCCGGATGATAGTCGAGCGCCTGATTGACCCCAATGTACCGCAGCCCGACTTTAGGGCAGTAGCAGAGGACGATGAAGAAGCTGTCGAGTGCCTTAAAAACTATGTGGATTACGTTGTAAGGGCCGCAGAACCTCCCCTGGAAGAAATAAACCTGCAGGATGAGCGCCGGGTAAAGAAATTCGGTGGTACATTCCGAAAGGTACACTGGAACAACAATATCAAGCGGGCGGGTAATGTCGGGGAGATAGAAATATCCAACCCTCACCCAAAGGATATTATTCCCAACAAGGGTGCAACCAGTTTACAGGACTTAGAGCATTACCACCACCTAATAAACTATACTGGCCGGGAAATCGTGCGTAAATGGCCCTGGCTCGACTTGCAGGACCTGGAGGACAAAGCAACCTATTATGACGACCTGGACAATTTAGACAGCGAAAACACCGCTTTTCCGTCTAATGACAATTATTCCGGCAGCGAGGCCAAAAACACCGGGCTTAAGAAGTACACCATAATCGAAACTACCTACCGGGACGAAGACGGGGACTTGTGTAAGCTCTGGTGGAGCGGCGATTTAGGCATCAAGGACGTACCCAAATTTTACTGGCGCAGGGATGAGAACGGCAATCCTACCCAGACCGAGGTATTGGAGGCAGGAACCAAGGTACGCCGGACAAAGGCTGACGGCACCAGCGAACTTATCACCCTGGAAACAGATACCGAAGTTGAGTTTTACATTCCTACCCGCTGGGATATAGTTTACGAGCCTTATATCCCCAGGGACAAGTGTTTTTGGGGTATATCGCTTATGGAGGATATTAACGACCTTAACGAGGCGATAAAAAAAGCTGTCTATCAGGCCGAGGAAAGAAGGTTAAGAGGAAACAAGAAAATCCTGGTGGACAATGACAACGACGCCCGGAAGATTTTAGACCCTACCACCGAGGTTGTGGCTATCACTGGCACCTATCACGGGACGGTAGATTTAGGAGCAACTGACGACATTCTCTGGATAGAAAAGCTGAAAGAATGGTTACAGCTACTTACCGGGGCTACTAATGCCGCTATGGGCGTGGAAATGCCATCTGTAACTAGCGGGGAGCAGGCCAAGGTTTACGTGGAACAGGCAAACAAGAAAATAGGTAACAGCAGCGCATATAAGGCCGCAAGCTATAAACAACTTTACAAGGTTGTTGCTGATTTTGCCCTGGCCTTCGCCGACGGAGACAGACCCTTTAGGCTGTCCGGTGATAGGGATAAGCCTGAATACGGCACATTCAACCGTCTTACCATGCTTAAAGACAAGTCCGGCAATATCTTCTACCCGGATTATGATGTTGAAATAGGAGCAGACGGAGGATTTATGCAGCAAAGAGGCCAGATAATGCAGGCTATCCTTGACTTAGCAGGCATGGGCAGATTCGAAGCAAGTCCGGCCAACTTGCGGGTATTGAAGATACTTAAAAAGATAGGCGTACCCTACCTGGACGATATTATAGACGATATGCGGGAAACGATAGAGCAGCAGGAGTTACAGGCACAACAGCAACCGCCTCCACAGCCGGGAGGTATGCCACCGGAAATGGCTGGAAATATACCGCCCATGCCGGAAATGCAGAACGCCTTACCTGCGCCACCACAGGAGCCAATGCCAGGGGAACTGCCGCCCGACATAGCGCAGTTAATACAACAGCTTCCCCCGGACATACAACAGCAGTTAATGAGTTTGCCGCCCGAACAGCAGGCAGCTTTTTTAATGCAGTTATTGCAGCAGGGGGAGCAACCACAACCACAGGCAGGAGCAGGACTACCCCCGGAGATTGAGCAGGTAATAGCGCAGTTGCCGCCGGAGATACAGGCACAGTTTATGGAGCTATTGCAGGTTAACCCGGAGGCGGCCATGGCGATGTTGCAGCAGATATTAGGACAACAAGCGGGTAGCTTTTAGCTTCCACACGGGCGGCGGTTATCCCTCCTTTCCGTCGCCCGTACCCGCTTTAATTTTATGAGGGAGGGAGAAGGAGGGGGATAATGTTACAAAAACTTAAAACCTGGTTATGGTTTAAGCAACACAAGAAAGATGCCAATGCCGTTAAGGATAAAATAAAAAAGCAAGGTTTTTTAACGGTAACAGATATGGCAGATTTAATTCTCTATGAAAAGGACTGTCGAGATGCTTACTTAACCCCCATTGAGGGGTATTTGAACAGGCCGAACGAATTACTAAAAACACTTACCCGGAAAGCGAGTGAGGGTTAATGCCGGATTTATCCCATATCAACCATATTCTCAATGTATTTCTTGCCCAGGAACGCCTGTATTGGCGGGTTAGGGGCTATGACGTACCATCGGAGAAGAAGTGGTGGTGGAGGCTTAAGGTAGGTGATGCCTTATAGACAAGGCTAAATCAAAGCGTCACAAAATACGCGACATGTCCTGGCAAGCCTTCCGCAAAAACGACAAGGTTTTAGTAAAAGAGTATTGGGGAGGCAGGTTAGTTTATAATCCCCAGGGCAAGCCAATGGAATTTACTTTCACTGTCCAGGAGTGGAATAGCATACGGGAAATAACGAAGTCTGCCCAGCGATATGAGCAGACTATTTTAGTGCGAAAAACACTTGAACGCTACTTTAAGGAACATGGCTATGCTGATGCTGACGAACCTTTTTACGGTGACCGTGAAAGAAGTATTAATTATATTACGGACGCTATCAATGAGGTTGTGCCATGCGAGCGTACGTTTATGGCTTAAGGTAGGTGATGCCTGATGGACATCGGGAACCCCGGATACAAGCCGGTAATGTGACCCTTCCCCGAACTATCCGGAATTTCCGGACAGTTGCGGGGGATTTTGTTTGATATAAGATTTGGCAAGGGCAAAGCAAGGAAAAGAAATGTTTTCAAAAAGAAGGGAATGGTGAAGTAATGGTTTTTGGTAAAAGAATATCCTCGGAAGAAGCTGAATGCCCAAACTTTGTGGGCGTTGATGAAATACCTAAAGAGGCGCTCATGTTTGACAAGCTCCAAACCGGCTATGTGTGTGCTTTGATGGCAAATATCCTGCTTAATGACGTTAAGGGGCAATTACTTAATGTCATTGAAGGTATTGGCTTACCTGATAAGCAGGAAACCGCTATCAAACGTATGGTTACAAATGTATTACACGAAACCTCAAACCATGTAAACGAGTGCATGGATTTGGTGCAAAAAGAAGATTAATTAACCGGCTTGCCCTTGCCGGAATGTAGTTAAACTTTAGTTGTATTTTAGAAGAACTTTAAGAAGAACAATGTCCTTAAAGCCCGGTAATTGGGCTTTTCTTTATCTAAAAATAGGCGAGAATACTCCCACCTCAAGGAACGTGAAGGGCGTAGCCCAGTGAGTAGGTGGGAGATGAATCGCCTTTGAACAAGGGATGATTACTTACCATCTCTATTGTCCAACCGTTCAAGTGCATATTGAATAAGATAAATAATTGTTTGGGTACGAGTTGTGAACCCCTTCTTTTCTTTGAACTCGTCAATTCGTTTCAATAATTCTTTTGGATAACGCATATTCAAAACTTGCGACATTTTTTTAACCTCCATATTGTGTATTAAAATAATACATGATATAATAAATGTATATTATAATAATACACAACTGAGGAGGTGAGAGTCAATGTTGGTAAACAAAGCATATAAATTTAGAATTTACCCAACTAAAGAACAAGAAATCCTAATCACTAAAACTTTTGGTTGTAGTCGATTTGTGTTTAACCACTTTTTAGCAAAATGGAATGAAACCTATCAAGAAACAGGTAAAGGATTAACTTATAACTCTTGTTCCTATCAATTAACACAACTAAAGAAAGAACTTGTTTGGTTAAAAGAGGTAGACAGCATTGCTTTGCAGTCATCTCTTAAAAATCTTGCTGATGCTTATTCTCGCTTTTTTAAAAAGCAAAACGACAAACCACGTTTCAAGTCTAAAAAGAATCCTGTACAATCCTATACGACTAAATACACAAATGGAAATATTGCTATTATTGGTAATAAGATAAAACTTCCTAAACTTGGATTTGTTCGTTTTGCAAAATCAAGAGAAGTAGAAGGTTGGATTTTAAATGCCACAATTAGACGCAATCCAACAGGCAAATATTTTATTTCAATTCTTGTTGAAACAGAAGTACAAGAGTTACCTAAAACTAACTCGGCAGTTGGTATTGATGTTGGATTAAAGGATTTTGCTATTCTTTCAGATGGAACTGTCTACTCTAATCCTAAGTTTTTTCGAAGATTAGAAGAAAAATTAGCAAAAACACAACGTATTCTTTCTAGGCGTACAAAAGGTAGTTCTAATTGGAATAAACAACGAATTAAAGTAGCACGCATTCATGAAAAAATCGCTAACGCCAGAAACGATTACTTGCATAAAATCTCTACCGAGATTGTCAAAAACCACGACATTATCGGCGTAGAGGATTTGCAAGTAAGCAATATGTTGAAGAATCATACGTTAGCAAAAGCCATTAGCGAAGTATCATGGTCACAATTTAGAACGATGTTAGAATATAAAGCAAAATGGTATGGTAAAAAAATAGTTAAAGTAAGCAAAACATTTGCTTCTTCTCAACTATGTTCATGTTGTGGCTATAAAAATAAAGACGTTAAGAATCTCAATCTTCGTGAATGGGAATGTCCGTCATGTGGGACACATCATGATAGAGATATTAACGCAAGCCTAAATCTTCGCAATGAAGCATTGCGATTAACCGTTGGAACGACGGGGATAGCCTACTAAATATTCGCTCGATAGAGCGAAGTTCGTAGGAATCTCCCACTTCTAAGCGAAGCGAAAGTGGGAGTAGTTCAAGTGAGTAGTGGCGGAATACAGGCCAATGAAAAACTTGGAAAAAGACGCATGATGTTACAAGGCAGATACGAAAG